ACCTCTTGGTGGCATAGGAGTTCTTTCTCCACGAACAGGAGCAGACTTTTTGCTCTGCTCTCTTTCATACTTTTCAGGGTCTCTGTTAGCAACTTGTGTTTCTCCAATAACAATAGCAATCGCTTTCTCATCAATCACATTCGCCATTAACCACTCTGCTTCTTCTAGAGTTTCTACATATCCTTCATCAAGTAGGTGTGAGAGAATGATGTCGTAAATATCTTCATTAAACTCTGATTTTTTTGCATCTTTGTCTCTTTTTTTTGCTAAATCAGATGTAAGTTTGGAAAAATTATAAACTTTATCTGACTGCTTAAACTTTTTTTCAACTTCTGGATGACCAAAATCACCTTTTTCAGAAGCAGTGCGACGAAGTTTTGATACTTGCTTCATCATTTTATCTGCTCTTTTTTGAGTGGGGGGCATATAACCCTCATCATAATTCTCAACTTCTTCGTTAGAAACTAATCCAACTACGTTCTTATTCTTTTTAGTCAGTTTATCCATATATTTCACGTCTCTTTCCATCTTATCAGCATTCGCTTTACCTGCAGATGCTGATAGACGATTTTTTACACCCGATCTTCTTTCAGATGCTGCTGCTTTTCTCATTTCAGTATCATGGCGTGAAGCACCTTTTACTGCTTCACCAAGTCCAAGTGCCTTTCTTGCCTTTGCCTTTTCTTCTGGCGTTGGTTCTTTTGAAGGAGCAAGATCTTTAATTGAGTGAGTTGCCTTACCAACTTTAGCAGGTGCTGAAGGCATTTTCTCCATACGAGAAGCCATTCTATTTTCATCAAGGCAGATATCATACATTTCGTCCCAAGTGTATGATGATAAATCATAACCTTCTTCAATAAGAGTATTTACAATAAACTCAAAGTCTTCTGCATTAAGTGCAGCAGCTCTCTTACGTGCCTTATTTCCTCTACCTTGATATGGGGCATCAGCACCATACTTACTGTATCCTGCTTTTAAATATTTGTTGTGTGCATCTTTTGCCTTAGAAGCATATGATTGAGAAGCATTTCCCATATCAACCTGCTTCTGTGCTCTCTCAGCATTACCCTTAGCACGGTCAAGAATTTTTCTTTTAGCAGAAGTATCAGACTTTTCGGGACCAACATTATACCTTGCGCGAAGTTGATCACCTCTACTTTCTGGTTTAGGTGCCTCTGCTTCCTTTTTACCGCCACCAAGAAGTCTCTTTACTGCAGATCTAAGTCCTTCTTCGATATTTTCTTTTGGCGAATAAACTTCGGAATATGCTTCCATCAAACCGCGCAGTTCTTTAGGATCCATTTTTACAAATACTTTTTAGTTATTTATAAAAAAAGACCCTATAAGGGTCAAGCACCAAGAACGGCGCCAAGATTATCGTCAATACTTTGAATGACTGAACGAATATCAGCAATACGAGGAGGGACGCTCACTTCATCATAAGTATATCCTCTTTGTGCTTCAAAGAGAACTTGACGGACTGCAGCTGCTGCACGAGCATCCATTTTAACTGTTACTTGCTTTTCTTTAGTCACAGATCTCCCTCCACACGATTTTCAGAACGATATACATCAAAAGTGCCTTCAGGATAACGAGCACTCAGTTTTTCATAGTTCATTTGGAGAACTTCTTCAAAATTAATATCAAGTGCCATACACGCTTGAGCAAGATACCAGCACAAGTCTCCAAGTTCACGCTTCATATGAAAAACGTTCTCTTCATTATAGGGTTTACCTTGAAGAAAAATCTTCTTCACTACTTCAGTAAACTCACCTGCTTCTGCACTCAAACCAAAAGCAGCAGTCAGAAGACGGGGGGTATCAGCATCAGCAGAGGTTTCAAGTTCAGTCAAACGAGCAAGAAGTTGTGCAAAATCACTACTAGCAGGACTTGTAGTCTGGCGAACGAATTCGATATATTTGTTTGTATCAATAACTTTGGTTTCAGACATAGTATACTTAGTGTATCCGTTTTCTAATGTTTCTTTTGTAAGACTAATCAAAACTTAAACCCCTCAAATGATTTTTTAGGTTTCTTTTCTTCATAATCATACTCTTCTTCTTTTCCGTTGTCAAGAATATCTTGTTGAGCAGATTGTTCGCAGTCATAAAGACGCATCTTTGCCCTATCAATACCAATCACAAAACGCTTATGAATGGTTGGGTCATTATAACGATTTTTCAGTTGCTTCACTAAAATCTGTCCAAGTCCCTCCAACTCTTCAGTGCTAATAAGGGCAAACATAAGGTCAGCAGTAGCAGGAAGACCAAAGGACTCACTAGTATCAGTAAGTTCAACATCAGAAGAACCATAACCTGAACGAGTGGTCTGAGTAGCGGAGACAATTGGGACATTAAACTCGACGGCGAGCCCCCTAAGTTCCTCAGCAATTGCTTTGACAAACGTATAAGAATTGATGTTGCTGTTTCCCCGATACCTACTGGAAGAACAAATATTAAGGTAATCAATGAAAATAATATCAGGTCTAAATGACTTCTTAAGTGCAAGTTCATTGAGAAGTGACTTAAAGTGGCCAGCATGAGCAGATGCTGTAGGGTATTCCTTAATTATAAGTGTACCTTGAGTTTTCTTTGCAAGATTGGTGACCTTGCTCTCAAACATCTGCTTTGGTAGTTCTACAATATCCTGAATTGGGACATTGAGAAGGTTGGCATCAATTCGCTCAGCAATTCGCTCCTCCGCCATTTCAAGAGTGATATAGAGTACGTTCCTGCCCTGTAACAAGGCGGAACTAGCCACATGACACATAAACAGCGATTTCCCAACACCCGTACCAGCAAGAGCGATATTGAGAGTCTTATTAGGTAAACCACCTTTTGTGATTTTGTTGAAGAATTCTAAGTCAAATTCAATTTTGTCTTCCTTTTTGTGATAGGACTCATAACGTCGTTCATAGTCTAACAGATAATCGTGTCCGATGTGAGTATCAAAAGATACTGCCAAAGCATCTGACAAAATACTAGGAATACTATCACGATTTTTCTTTTCATCCTTTCCATCTGCAATATGAATAGATTCCATAAGAGCAAGATAGATGGCACGATCTCTACACCACTTTTCAGTTGTGTCACATAACCAATTAAACTCCGCAGGGACATCATCAAGACATCCAATCAAATGAGTGATTTCTTTGAAAGAAGTATCATTGATATCCTGACGCTTTTCTACTTCAATACAAAGAACTTCTTTTGTAGCGGGTTCATTATATTCCTGAATAAATTTCAGAATTTCCTCAAATACAATCTTCTGATTAGTGTCCTCAAAGTATTCAGACTTAAGAAAAGGAATTACTTTACGGACATATTCTTCATTATGCAAAAGGTTGCGAAGAATAAGAAACTCAACTTGTTCCATGCGGTATATCAAATACAAACGTTATTCTAGTCTCGTCACCAATATTAACGGTGCCGTGAGGTAATTTATTATTAAACCACAAAAGAGTCCCTGGTTCAACAATCACTGTGTCTGTTCCACAGAAATACTGATATCTACCAAGAATAGAAAGGTGATATCTATCTCTTGTTTGATAGTAAGTTCCCTCATCAATATGTGCTCCTACAATTTCATCAACAGGTAAAGAAAGAAATCCACAACGATGTAGTTCTACATTTCCAAAGTGCTTGCGTATAATCTTTCTTATTTCACTGTGATGTTCGTATGCGGGAGTCTTGATATTAATTTCAGAGTCTCCAACAAAGTCTTCTTTGCTTTTAACTCCACCCATTATAAGTTGAAGAGCACTTACTGGCAAGTCTGCAAATCCCCTATCAACTAAAGACTGAGAATCTTTAAGGTGTTTTTGGTGGTCCCAGTCTTGTGGATATTTTTTGAGTTGTTCTACAACTTTAGATACGTTGATTCCAGTTTTTAAAACCTTAATCATTTACCGTAACTAAATTCTTCTCTTGCAATCTCATCAAGTTTTTGCATCACTTCTTCAGTGAAATACTCTTCTGGATTAGAAAGAATTTGCTTAGCATAGATTTTCTTACCATCCATCTCGTAACGTCCCGCTACATTCTTCCAGAGTCCACCAATCTCACCAAGTTCCAGAAGACCATAGTAACGATCAAGACCGCGCTCATCATAATACAGACGGACTTCAACATCTTTGTTCTCCTTACTCAAACGCGATTTAGCAGTCTTAGCTTTGATAATATTGCCGACCACCTCTGTTCCATCCTTTTCTTTCTTTTTGCTGAGATAAATGATCGTGCTTGCTGCGTACTTGAGTCCAGAACCTCCTCCCATTTCTTTAGTTGGTACGTAAGCTCCGATGACATCATATGTATGATTTGTGACAATGAGCGGGACATTTGCTTGACCTAGTTTGAGGGTTAACATTCTAAACGCACCTTTGATAAGTTGAGATTTAGTCATATCCCTAACTTCCTTCTCATTCAATGCGTCATTAATCTCTTTACTTGTAGAAAGCATACCCAGAGAATCCAATACAAACATACAAGGTTTGCGGTCTTCTACTGGTGCTTTCAAATACATATCTACCGCTTTGAGTGCCTTTGTACGAAACTCTTCGATAGTAACAACATTAACAACAACCAGACGAGTAGTATCAATTCCACGAGATTCTATAAGTGATTTGGTAATAGCGGCCTCAGTATCAAAGTAGAGACAATAACCATCGGGGTGAGTATCAAGAAAATTCTTAACCACAGCGAGAGAGAAGAAAGTCTTTCCAGTAGAAGACTCTCCAGCAATAGCAGTAATCTTATTGCCAGATACACCGCCAAATATGCTACCTGAAACCAGTGCATTAAAAATGTACGAACCAGTATCAACATAAGTCTCAGTCTCATCAATGTCTGATGCTAATTTGGTGAAGTCGTCACCAATTTCTTTTACAATATCTTTAAGAAAGTCCATCAAGCCACCATCCCATATTCTTCACGAAGTATTTTTTTATAAGGTAAACCTTGTTCCCTAAGTTCTTTTACTAGTTTCAGTTTGTGATACAATGCAGCATCTCCACCAAACCCAAGTGCTTTTACAATAGTATCCAATTCTTTATCATTAATAGGCAAATCCATTAGGCAAAAAAGAGTTCAAGGTTTACAGTTTTTTCTACATTCCATCCAATAACATCAAGAATAATCTTGAGAGGTTCTAGAAATGCTTTCTCAAATTGTAACTCATAATCAATGTACTTGTCAAGGTTAAGTTCCCTTGGGAAATCTTGAATAAAAGAAATTACATTTTCGTGAATGATATTTGGTTTTTTAAGATAAACAAACTTAATCTTTTCTCCATTTTGAATAAGAGAATATTTACCAGTTAGTTTACCTTGTTTTATATAATGATTAAACAACAATGCACCACGGACGTGAATGGGAGTTCCTTTTATATAAATGTCTGCAGAAGATGAATACTTTTGAACATCAGATGCAGAACGTGGAAAAGAAATCTCTTCAGGAGATAGTTTTTTAAACTTATTGCGACAATTTTCAATAAATTCAATCATATCATCCTCACTACCACTCATCATAATATTGAATGATTCCTTCAACATTTTACGACAAGGTGCAGGAGTAGAAGATTTGATTGCTTCAATACCTTTAATCTTGAGTTTAGGTTCTTCATAACGAACACCTTCACTATCCCATACACTCAAAATGTATCTTTTCTTCGCCGTCCAAATACCACGCTCAGCAATACACTCTCGCTTCATAAACATCTTTTGATCATAGGCATTCACATAGTCAGCCAATTCTTGGTAAGAACTTTCAATATACTTTTCAAATTCCAAGTCACAGACCTTATCAAGGAACGAAACAATGCCTTGAGTAGTTTTCTCTCTGCCTTTGAATACACTTTCAACCAGAGGACCCATATTAATATACAAAGAATCAGTATCAGATGCAATGACATAATCTTCACCTTCAGTCTTAAGAACTTTGTTTAAATAAGAATTCATCTTATTCATAATCCACTGAATGGATACTTGTCCAGAAAAAGTAATCGCTTCAGCATTTGCTAGTTTGTAATAACGGAAGTATTGATTTCCAATAGCACCATAGGCAGAGTTAAGTTGAATCTTACGTGCCATCTGAATGTTATTACAGCGAGCAATCTCTTTGATTAATTCCTTGTTTTTTGTCTTCTCATATTCTTGCTCTGCCGCAAGCATTTTCTTTTTGAAGATTACACGTTCATTGTAAATCTTCTCCATCAACTCAGGAAGAAATCCACGAACATCTTTACGATACATTGCACCATTTGCACATACCGCATAGTCTTTATACATCTCAAATGTAAGTTCCTTATTCAGAATTTTATCAACATTAACTTTTGGATGTCTCTCTTCCAATAGTGTTTCTGGAGAGATGTTGTACTGCATAATAAGATGGGGATAAAGGCTATTAAGGTCAAAACTGACCACCCAATCATATAACCCAGGAATCGGTTCTTTGACATACGCCCCCGCGTACTTTTCGTCCTTTGATGATTTATTCTTTTGAGGAATTACGATGTTCCTTTTTTTGAGATATGTATAAATGATGTTGTCCCACATCCTTACTTGATAAAACACATCAGCATAGTTTACTTTAGCGTCATATGCCATCGTCAAAGCAAGTTCAATGAGTTTCATCTTGTCTTCCAAACGGTCAACAAGTTCTACGTCAATGATGTTATATTCGATAAACTTTTGCCAACCCTTGGTGTAAAAGTCTTTGAATGTATCAAACTCACTGTGGTCCAGTTTTTTCTGACCCAGTTCAACCTCAGCAATATAATCAAGGCGATATGATTCCTGTGCTTTATAAGTAAACTTCTTATAAAGATCCAAATAATCAAGTTGAGTCAAACCACCAACATCAAATGTTGTGTGCTTGCGCCCATTGATGAATATTTCACCCTCAGTTACAAGTCCCCAGTTAGAGAAACGTTTCATTAGTTTCTCACCAAGAACACGGTTTAGTCTCTTACAGATATAGGGGATATCATACAACTGAATATTCCATCCAGTCACAACATCAGGAACATCTACCATCCAATAGTTGATGAAATGACTGAGCAATTCATACTCACTTGGACAATGATGATAAGTTACATCCCTACGTGCATTATTAAATGGTTTAACACCCCAAGTAATAATTTTTTTAGTTGTATAGTCTTGGATTGTAATTGAAAGGATTTCTTCTGAACAAGATTCAACGTCAGGGAATCCCTCTTCAGATGCAACCTCAATGTCCAAAGTTACAAGCTTAATTTTACTAATATCAAACTTGATTTCATCCTCTGGATATTTTTCTGAAATATATTGACAGATATATCTGTCATTGCCGTAGATTTCAAATCCATCTACGCCCTCATACTTACTATAAAACTCACGACAGTCTCTAACTGTTCCTGGATTAACTGGTTCAACAAATTCGCCACTTAATGTCCTATATTTGGATTCTTTTTTAGTCTTCACATAAAGAGTCGGAAAAAACTCATCTCTTGTTTCAAACCTTTTACCATTATCTACTCCACGAACTAAAAATTGATTTCCAATCAATTGAACATTAGTGTAAAATCTCATTCTTTAATCAAGTCCTCATATTTTTCAAGAAGTGTCGGAGTTGGATTTGCCAAGGTTAAAATCTTGTCCGAACTCATCATAAAAGTGTTTTCCTTGGTATATCCACAAAGGAATGGTTCAAGTGTTTGATCGCTTCTTACTACAAATGGATTAATAAGTTTGCAATCAGGTTCTCCAATATCAGCACCAACTTCTTCAATCTGAGTTATCAGAATTTGATTGTTCAACAGTGCTAGAATTTTGATCGTTTTCTGTTCCACGAGATAACACGTCCTCCACGTACATTTCAGAAAGTTTAACAATAGGCTCTACAATTGTTACTACCCAATCAGCAGCAACAGGAATAACTGAATCTTTTGAAAGGGGCATCCAAGGATAGAGAGAAACTTGATATGCTGCTTTCTTTTGTTCTTCAGTGCTTTCTTCGACAAGAAGACTTGGATCTCTCATCTTAACTAAGCACGGTTTGTTAAGAAAATATCCAACCACTCTACGGTCTTCATCTTCACCAATAACCATTTCTTTAATGTCAGAAATAATATCTTCCCCTGACTTTAAAAGTAAAAGTTTAATTGTCATCTTTACTCCATACCTTTAATCATTTTAGCAATAAAAATGGGAGGTGTCAACTGGATTTTGCCAGTTACCTCCCGTGGCATAGCGCCGACGATATTCAATTATATTTAGTCCCCATTTCCATTACCACCACTTCCACCAGCACTTGAAGA